GGAATCGTTGGCCCAGCAGCCCCTCCCGAAAAGGGGGGCCAAGTTGCTTTGGCCGTGGTTCGTCCTCAGGGAAATTTCACGTCTAGCTCGTTCTTTTCGTTGTCGGACGATGGTATTCATCATCGTTGTAATACGGAGCCGGGTGATTGTGGGCGAAGTGTTATCGGTGTGAGTGGAAAAGTTTTTGGTCTTCATGAAGGAACACATGGGAAGGATGCAGGTAACTATGCACTAGCGTTTAGTGAAAAGTGGTTTGCACCCGGTTCTCCAGTAGTTCGTGAAGAGGCAAAAAACTAGAGTTCCCCCCGCTCTTAGAGCAGGGGGGCATTCGGGTTCATCCGTCTTATGGATTAAAACACATGAGGCGGGAAAAAATGGATCAGTTTGAGAACTTGGAGCCAGTGGGATTTATACCCTCCCTAGCTAATCATGCTAAGGAGAAGGTAGATTCTACCCCTTATACAACTTTTTATCAACGGTTCGCACATACTTATCCGGAATGGGCAAGCGAAGCAGATGCTTTTATGAAGCATAAGCTTGTCGGTTATTCCGAAGAAAGGCAGCGAATCCAAGAGAAGAAGATGGATAAACTCCCGGTTTACCCTAGTGATGACTTTATCAAACTGGCAGAAGAGTTTACATATAGGATGTACAAGTCCTGTTTGGAAGCAAAGCTGACAGTTTCTCCCTCCGTTCACGGTAGTAAATCACCTGCTTTCCCCTATACCCAAGCTGGGTTCTCCACTAAGGCTGAAGCTATAATGTCAGAATTTCATAAAGATTTAATGATGTCAAAGCCAACGCCAATTTGGAAGGATTCGGCAAAAGGTGGGGAAGCTTTACCTCTGGAAGACTTAGAGACGGGAAAACTTAGAACTTTTTCTCAGGTACCTTTGTTTTTTGCGCTTTATCAGAAGTTTTTTTTTGAAGATCAGAATGATCGTATGAAGGATAATCATGGTAAGACGTGGGGACAATATGGCTGGGTTAAGCAATATGGAGGCTTTGATCGGATGTTTCGGCAATTCGAGAAATTCCTTACCCGTGTTATGGGTGATGTTTCGGGGTGGGACAGGTCAATCTTTCTAAAGATCGTTTACGAGCTAAGAAAGAGAGGTCTGTTAACTGCAAACCCCTGGATCCAGGATGATAAACAGTTGATGGATTTGCTGTTGTATACCATACAGAATACAGTGAACCCAGTTACATCTTTTGTTGATGGTACCATTTGGCGACGAAAGACAGGAAATTGTTCTGGATCTAATAACACCACCACTGACAATACTCTAGCTCATTCAGTGGTACTCTTTTATTTCTTTATCTGGAGGTATCACACTGTACATGGTGTGATGCCTGAATACGAACAAGTAACAGACTATGTTGTGGCAAAATTATTCGGAGATGATTCAGCTTTCGCTTTAGATATTTTACACTTTGGATTTAATAATCCAGAGGAATTACGAGATACCTTAGTAGAGGCTTATTCACGCTTCGGATTAACGTTGAAAGACAAGGCAGTACATATAGATTGGGAAAACCCCGGGAAGGTTCAAGGAATTGAATTTTTAGGGGCTACTGGTGTATATTCTGCTAAGTTCAAGATGTATGTACCTCAACCTAGAATTTCCAAGTTAGCCTTTTCGCTTGCTTGTTCCAATGAAAACGGTCTCCTGGAGACAGAAATCCAGAAAGCCGTAACAATTTGGGACTTGGTTTGCTTGGTTGACACTGACTTTAAACACATAGTTCACAAATATTGTGTTTATTTGTATGAGACCTCACGGGATCAGCATTTTGACGGTGTTGGAGATTCTTTTATCCGTGATCTTGAACGTGTTATAGCTGGAGATATTGATTGGCAGCTCATTCAGGGCTTCGAGTAGTTATGTTTTTCTACTTGGAGAGCCTTGGTTTTTTTGGTAGGTAGGTGGTATAGAAAAGATCTTATGGATATTGTAAGTACTATGAGAACTACTAGAAAAGCTAAAGGCATCCTGAACCGCATGTTGGACAACCGTACCCTCACACCAGAAGGGTTAAGTTGGCTGACTTTGGCTACCGATCCTTTTCACGACTCAGAGGTGTCGTGCTCCGGCTACCCGGATATTAATACCTCTCGTTCCTTGGTTCAAACGTTTACTCAGACCACTGTGGTTTCGGCTGCAGCTGGACGGGCAGACCCGACAAAACCTTGGAACTGTTTAACTTTCTTCAATCCAGTCACCCCCGCACAGCAGGACAACATTAGCGCATACTGTCAATTCAAAGATACATATTTTGACTATAACGGTTTCGTTGTTGGGCGTGATACCCGAGCAGATGCTCCTTATTTCTTCTCGGGTGTTAACGCTGTCTTTTCTGAGGGAGGCCTAGATACTGTCGGAACACTCCCCACAACCGGTTTGGCGATGCCAATAAATCTCAATTCCGGTCCTTTTCGTTTAATAGCTGCTGGCTATGAGGTGGTTAATACCACCGCAGATTTGTACAAGCAAGGTTCAGTAACCGTGTTCAAGTCACCAGCAGCCACATCGAAGATGGTAGTGAATACGGGAGTTCCAGGCGGCACCGTAATAGGCTCCTACGCAGAATTTGCAGGGGGGTTGCCTACAACCCAGTCGGATGCAGCTTTGTATCCGAATTCCAGAACATGGGAGGCAAAGGAAGGGGCTTATGTTGTTTGTACTCTGAATAACACCCCCGGTTACAATTTGCCTGTCGTTAATTCGTTAGCAGGTCTGGAAAACTCTTACAACACGTCCATTTCATCAGCGGCGTGGAT